CAGGGGAATGTACTGTTACTTTTACAACATCTTTTGATGATGCAGCAGATTATTGCATTACAACAGGAACTCTTAATACAAGTGCTTCACAGGAACAGATAACTATTTATACAAAGGCAGCAGGAAATTTTAAGACTTACAACTATAATTCGGGTGGAGCAGGTGGCATTGACCCAGAAGCATTTTATATATCCTGTAGTGGAGACTTAGCATGAGTACCATAAATGTAAATAATTTAAGAAATAGTACAGGTACATTAGGAACAGATATAAGAGCTAAAAATACATCTGTTGTTGAAATAGGTAGTGGTACAAGTGTTACACATAACCTATCTGCTAGTTTACCAAAATCTTGGATTTCAGTGACTTTTAGTGGTGGTACTCCGACAAATGAAGATGGATTAAACATAGCATCAATAACTGATTCAGCAGCAGGGGAATGTACTGTTACTTTTACAACATCTTTTGATGATGCAGCAGATTATTGTATTACA